TAATAAAGTTCAGAATTATTGTGATGCTGCGACTGCTCCAAGAAAGTTAGGGGAAATTCCTTTACCTTTTTCTAACTATTCATGTTTACAAGGTTTTCCTATAGATAGATATTTTACTACCAAGAGTGCGACCAATTCATGGTTAGGACATGGTTGGTTTAATTACCCTCAAAATCAGAAGACTGGTACTGATGTACCCTATCAATAATAAAATTATATAATTTTATAAATTTTATATAATTTTATAAATTACGAAAAAAGTATTTTTTCCATAATCTTATCCATTTTTTCATATAGATCTTCAATATTTCCATTATTATAAATAATTAAAGAATAATTTTTCACCTTATCAACAGATTTTTCAGATTGATGTTGATCAACATTATTCTTTTTATCTTCTTGGATTGGTCTTATAATTTTAATTACGATTCCTCCATTGTTCAATATAAAATCAGCTTCATTTTGAAATCTAACATCTGACCAAACAACAAAATTTTTATTTTGTTTTTGAAGCCATCTTTCAGCTGATTTAATCCAAAAATTATTTTTAAGTTCAGGTAATTTAAAATATTTTGGGAATTGGTCTCTAATAATATCAGCGCCTAAAATTTGCATTACATTACGAGGAGAAATTTCCCAGTAGGGGTCTTTATTTTCTTTTTCTTCGGTATAGAGTTGTTTATAAGTGAATCCAAATAGAGCTTTAGCACACATTTTTAATGGGTAGGCAAAAGCTCTTTTTTTATAGTTATAATTATTTACTAGGTAATCACTGAGAGTATCTTTACCACTATGTCTTTTTCCTAAGAATCCGATCATTATTTTTGTTTTTATTTTTATGTTTATGTTTTTATGTCGCTAAGGAAATCATTTTTCTTTTTCTTTTTCTTTATTTTCAGGCGGTTTCATAAGTCCTTGCATCATTTGAGCAATATCAGGAACATTTTTAGAGTCTCCTCCAGCTCCATTTCCCAGATTTCCTAAATTTCCCATCATTGAAGTAATCATATTCATGGCTCCAGAAGCGTCTTGAGCACCTTCTCCACCATCTTGTGATAATTTACCTACCATTCCTTGGACGGCTCCCATAAGTTTACCTAGATCTAAACTTCCATCGTTAAATCCTTTATTCATTCCTCCAATAAGATCTGTAAATATTCCTGATTGCATAATTGATGACACGGCTTCCATGGGATTGGCAGTTGGATCAACATGTTCTTCAACTTTATCGATAATATTGGTAAGAAAATTAGTTTCTTCTGATCCTGTTTTTCCAGCCTTGAGATTTTCTTTCAAGACCTCTTTTGCCTTCCCAGCGGGATCTACTATGGCGCTAATGCATAGTAAATGTGACCAAATTACTTCAGTGGTGTCTTTATCGGCTAATTTAAATATATCTTTCATATCGATGAATACACGTTGAGAATAAGATATTCTGTTAGTAGTAAGTTTGGCTGAATTTTTATTAATTATTGCATCTCTATTTTGTATACAGAATTGTCTAAATGCATTTGTATGTTTAGAAATGGCTTTACTGTGTGATATTGTTGTTTTATTGATTATTCTGCAGTATAATTTAAGAGATCTTTGTCTTTTGGCGAACATATCTCCTAATTCAGAAGTAAAATTTGAAATAGCTTTGAAGCATACGAGGCTCGTATCAGGATTATTGATCATATTTTAATTAAGGAATGTTTACGTTTAAATAGTTTCAAGAGCCTACAAATATAGATAAATATTTATTAATTTTATTATAATGCATATGTTCTATAACTAAATCTTCTAAATCATGTCCAAATATACCAAATATCCCATTAGTACTATTCCTATTAAGAATACTACCGCGATGTTCTAAAGGTATAACTATTCCATTATAATCAGAAAAAATAAATCCCGTTCCCTGGCATTTATCGCATTGAAGTATTCGTTGTCTACATAAAGGACAGGTGGGTGATTTTTTTATCCATTTATTTATACAATTCTTGTGAAATTGATGTTTACATGGAAGTGATATACAATTTTCTAAACATTTATCGTAGCATATGGAACATTGCTCAGAATTACCTTTACATTCTTGAACAAAGTCTTGTGGTTTTTTGCTTTTACATTCAGTACATATCTTTTGTAAATGATAGGAGCGAGGAGTTGATGTTCTTTCTTCTTCGGCATAAATATAGTTATAGATTAAACTAAGTGAAAAGAGGAGTTCTGACCGGGTAAATCCTGTAGAAGTTGGTGCTCTTATTTCAACTTCTACAGGATTTGTAAGAGGGTAGGATATTCTTAAAGTGAAAGTTGTATCGGGTATGACTATTTCATTAGGTTCATATAATGGTCCTGTTGCTCCCTGGGGTGATGATACATCGAATGGATGTAAAGAAACAAATGTTTTTTGTAGTTGTTGAAAATTAGGGCATTTATTATTTATGTAATTTGGATTATCTACTAAAATATATCTAATTGAATTGGGTTCATTACAGGAAGAATCTCTAATATACATTTGAGCACATCTCTGATTACATATATGATGACAATAAAGAGGGATATTCCATTCTCTCCGAGATGTTCTAATGGGATACGCTCGAACTATATTATGATGTTGATTCATTTACTAGTAGATGTCTTTTTTTAAAATGATTTTTAAGGAGTAAGATAAGAGTAATAATTAATATTATTCCTACAATTATTCCTACAATTAAGAAAAGATATTTTTTAAATTTCTTTTTCCCCGAAGATGGAGATCCATCTGGAGGATACTTTTTTGATATCCATTTTTTGTCCAGGACAGATAATTTAGTAGTTCGAGGTATCTGCATAGGTGGATCAAAAAAATCAGAAGGAAACCAATAATGCATAATAGATTTAGGATCATATTGTGAACCATTAAACTGATTTTCACCTAATCCTTTCTCTATCGGTTCAAAAATTTGTTCATTAATTTCTTCACTAGACCAATTATCCTCTTTCCCAATTCTTTCATAAACCTTTTTTTTATTCCATGTAAAAGAAACATCAGACCGAGAATGTTCGTGAATCATTCCTAGTAGATGCCCAAATTCATGCAGTACTACAGCCCCAGTTCCAGCAGCTTGGGAGAAATCCCAATTTGTTTTAGTATCTAACCAACCTAAATTCATAGTAGGTTGAGATTTTGGGATATTAAGGGCTTCAGTACCTATTATAGACCAAGCTGTTTTATCACAGCAAAACATTATTCTAACATCAGAGTCTTCCTGGGGAACATCCCATTTAAATTTAAGATTTACTAAAGGTGCTATATTTTCTGTAACTATTTTTTCAACCCATTTAGCCTTAGATTTGGTGTATTCAGGGTCAGTTATTCGTCCAGGGGTATTAGAACCTGGTTGAATAAAAGAAAAATTTTCTTTTATAAAAGCTATTTTTATAGTGGAATTTTGGGGCCATTCTACATTATTTAAAAAAGCGGCTCGAGGGGTGGGTACCTGTAATTTTCCATTTCTATTATTCTGATAAAAAGTAGGATATATTGGTATACATACACCGTTTGGATTATTATTCATTATTTATTGGTGTTTATAAAAATGAAATTAATTCAACAAATATGAATCTAAGAAAAATGGTGAATAATAACGATTCTCATAAAAACACCGTTAAAGATGAAGACGACCCGGGCACAAATTTAAAAAGAATACTACAATTACAGATAGATCTTAGAGTTGAACAATTAAAAAACAATGTTTTGATGCATATTATAGAAAACCATTCTTCAATCTCTTTAAAATCAATCATAAAAGAAACTAGTAAAGCCTTGCAAATCTCTAGCTTTTCGGGAGGAAATGTTTCTGTTGTAGTAAACGATTTTATGAAAAAATATAGTTATACTATGGATAAGGAGAAAAAGAAGAAAAAGAAAAAGAAAAGACCTACTATAAATCCCTCTTCCAATATTAATTTTGTCTTAGAAGAATCTGATGAAGAAGAAATTAAACGAGAACCCGTTTATAAAAGGGTCTCTGGATATATAAGATCTACAGAACAAGAACTTGGCAATAAACTTAAAAAAGAAGTAATAAAGGGAGAAGAACAAAGGGCTAAAATTAAATATGATAATTTTGACGTGTCTCACAAACGTCTTTCTGATATTATTGATGGGATATTTGACACTATTATGAACAGTAGAACTTATTCAGGAAAGTTAAAACAAATTAAAAATACACGTAAACAATTACTCGGTAGACTTAATTTAGATGAATATACTACTCTCATTAATAACCATAATGATAAACTTAAAAAGATATTTAAGGGTCGAAATTACCCCATGAAAAAAATTCAAAAAATTATAGCCATGTCTTTAACTCCTTTAGATATGAGATTATCATTCTATCAAGGGTATACTGAATCTGCTATAGATATTGATGAAGTTCAAAAATTTGGTCTTGCTTTAGATTTTCTAGTTAATCATCCTAGAAGATTTATTCCATTCGATAACCAACTTCTTTACAAAAGAATTCAAAACTACGGTTTAGCATTATTCGAACTGGGAGACTGTATTAAACGATGTATAGTTAATACCTATAAATACCATAATGTTATATATGTTCCTAAAAAGGAATCTCCTTCTCGAGACCCCTACAGCTTTTATATCCTTGAAAAAGTAGTAGGAAATAGATGTTGGCATCTGAAATGCCGTTTGGAAGATATAGCTATAGATTTCTCTCAAAATGTTCTTCTTTATTGCACTAGATTATTTAGAAAGATATATAAAGATATTTTTAATGATAATGTTTTTCGCCCCGACTATATAAGTAAATCTCAAATAGCTGAGTTTGACTGTGAACAACTTCTTCAAAATATAATTCTTCTATCTAAACCTTTTGCTCTATGCAGAACATTTCAGAAAATTATTATAGATAACTGTACTTTCACGAATTCTACCGATAAAGATAAATTTAGACTGCATGCAGATGATAAAAGCCAGCGACATAGATTTAGAAAGGGTAAGGATAACATTGAACATAGCTGTGATATTGTAAGAAGACTTTTCGATGATATTAACCAGGATGATGTTTGTAAAATTGTAGAAGAAAGATTTTATTCCGTTTAAAAATAAAATAAAATAAAATAAAAAAAATTTTTAAAATTTTTTTTAAAGATATCTAATTAATTAATTTTTTATATTTGTTTATATAATCTTTCTCACGTAGAATATCACCAATATACTTGTATTTCCTACCATCTTCGCATAAAGCCCAAATAAGAAGCAATCCTAAATTCGTCATTTTATTATTAATAAGTGTTTTAATTCTTCTATAAAAAATATTATAAACAGATTTAGATCTCATTGATTCAGGTGGATCTAGTGTTCTAACTATACGAACTTGATGGTTTTCATACTCTATAAGAGAATATCCATACTTGTGTAGAAAATCTAATAGCTGTTTAACAATAGTTTTCTCCTGTTTACGAGAAATAATTTTAGAAGGTTTAATAAATTTTCTAATATCATCATCGTCGTCATCAGATTCATTATTTGAATGGATTGCAATAGAAGTAAGAAACTTAGTTAATAAATCTTTCTTATCATTAGAAAAAATCCATCCTGGACCTCCCTTTTTAAGGTGGTAATTAAAATGTCCGCCTAATGACTTGAGTTTTTTCTTGTGAGGAAGAGTATTACCTTGAACCGCCAAGGAATCTTTAGAATACTGTGTCATAGTTATATCATCATCTGAAATGGATAATAAGAATTCAGATTCTATCTTGGAGGGTGGTTTCTTGGAGGGTGGTTTCTTGGAAGGTGGTTTCTTAGAGGGTGGTTTCTTAGAGGGTGGTTTCTTGGAGGGTTTTTCTTTGATTTCATGTCCTTCAACGAGACATACTTCAGGATTTTTCTGAGGTTGTAATTTCTCAAATCCTACTAATAATGGACTTTTTTCATAGTCCCAATCTTTAGAGGTAGTGTCAATAGCCCATTTAAATTTTTTCTGTAATGACGCTGTGTATATTTTTCCAATTTCTACATCGTTATTTTTAGCCCAAGCTACTATTAGTCGTGGATCTATATAGTTTTGTTTACTAGTTCCTGTAGCAACAGTTTTAGAAACATTTTGAAGTTTTATAGAAAGTTTTTTATTTTTTATTCTGTTTTCAATAGTTTTAGTACTCTTCCCTTCATTTTTCTTTTGTTTTAATTCTTTTTGTAAATCTTTTAATTGCTCTCTTTTTTTCTTTAAAGAAGCTGTTGCGGCCTTAGAAACAGATTTTTGATGATTTAAGGCTTTAGCAACTTTAACATTAACTTTTTCGAATGCTAGTTTTTTTTGGTTTTGGGTTATATTTTTTTTTAAAACGAGATTATTTAATTCTTTGTACATCATTTGGGATCCTAATCTAGTTCTGAATACTTTAGCGCTAAAATCTTTGTCGAATGATTTTAAATAGTTATTTATATCGCAAGCACTGATAAGATCAAATAAATCAGTTTTTGGAGATTTTCGTTTCAAAAAACTCTCAATATTTTTATATACTTCAGGCGATACTTCCATTATTTTATCAAATTCTATTGAATCTTTACCTATAAAATTTAGATGAATCTTATTAGGAGATACCATTTTAACATGCCCTGCTAAAAGAGTTGATGCTCCAAATGTATCGGCTGTACTATCATCATTAGGGCCACCAACTCTAATACCGTAATGATCTATTAAGTACAGAACTGTTCCTAATTGTTTCTTTTGAGCATTTTTACTATTTATATTTTTTCTATACCCTTTTCTTACTTGTTCAATATGCTTATTTAGTTTACGAGATTTTTCAAATTTTTTCATATCGGAATCAGATTTAAATTGGCTTTCTGATGACATATATACATATTTCATATTCCCAGTTAAACTATCTTTCCATTTCATTACCCATCTTGCCTTATGATTATGAACAATATTACCCCATGAGTGACCTGAAGGAGGTTTGGGAACTTTACTTTTTTCTCCTATATTGATAGTAATGTCTTCGGGGTTTATACGCTTTTTAATTCTTCCTCGAAGTTTATTTTTCCCTCTCCCTATATATAGAGAAGCTGGTTCTACTGTAGGATTCCCTATAGCCTCTTTTATATTGTTAATATAAGCGTATCCATAATTTTCTTTTTTCTCTGCAGCCCTTTTCTTCTTTTGGTCTTTTATTTTGTTATTTTTCTTTTCTTCCTCTTTTTTCCTAATTAGCGCTAAACGAATTTTTTCAAAGTTAAGCTTTTTGAATAATGTAAATTCTCTTTTATGCTGAGGGGTTAGATATGTTTTAAAATCCTTCCAAAAATTCCTATTAAACGTTGCATCTTTAGTCCAATTATCGGCTGATTTTTCATCACTAGTTATTCTACGAGCATAAAAATTAGCAACTTCTTCTTCCTTTGGAGTAAGTTTATAATCTTTATTATTATATTGTATGGGAACCTTATGGGGTTTATAAGGTTCTTGTATCCAAGTAATATATGGACCATTATGTGATAAAGTATTCCAAAAAACCCCAGCTTCCATTTGATCTTTTTTCTGATCTAGATGATGTTGTAAAATATCAGCATAGGGTAATGAAAAGGATATTTTCTTATTTGGAAGAATAAGATCCTTTTCTTTCATTTCTTTTTGTATTTCGTTTATACGGGAGAAAACTTTGTTATTTTTTTTATAGTGTATACATACTTTGCGCTGCTTAGACGCAAGAACTATAAAGAATTCGTCGGGATTCAAAGATGTTGAATATTTTTTAGTATAAAGGTCTTTAATAAAATTTTCAATTTTGTCCCGATATTTTTCAATATTCTTTTTTGATATAATATCCATACAAAAATTAGATTTAACTATTTTCGGGGGCATTATTTACTTTATTAAAAGAAATTTAATAGAAAAAATTCAATTATTTCTATTAATAGAAATAGCGATTTATAAGCAGGAATACTTCCTATTAAAGCACAATGGCTGATTATGGATATTTCCGGAGACGACTCATATCAAATGGTACAACTATTCTTAATGATACCGACATAACAGTTACTAATTTATTCATAATAAATTTTTTATATTATGAATTAAATAATTTCTCTCATCTAATCATTATAAGTACAATAATCTTGAATTGGAGGAATACTATCATCATAAATACCCAACTCAATAGCCTTATCTAATAATTCTCGAAAAATTTTATGAAATTTTTCAGTATGACCTATATCATCCTTATTTAACAAATGAGCCATCTCATGCAATAAAACATATAATAATTGATTATTACTATAATATTCACCATTCTCATCCACTAAACATAAATAAATCTTCTCTTTATTAAGGGTATAAGACTTTTTCCCTCTGTATAATTTTAAATCTTTCACCACAGGATGAACTGGATGAAGTATCTCTCGAAGATGATGCAATTTAGGATCATCTTGTAAATGATTCTCTTTAATTCTTTTTATTACCCACCATACTATAAATCCTATAATTAAACTAATTATAATAAAAATTAAAAATATATTAGTTTTGTTCAAAGGCATTTATTATTCAGCAGTAAAAAATATTATTTATGTTTCACACTCACTTACTTGTTTAAAAGAATTATTACGCTAAGGTAAAAAAGATGTCTCATACGAAAAAAACTTATAGACTTGGAAAAATCAAACAACTTGTTGATCTAAATGGATCCAGTATTAACTTTGATCTCAATTTCAAGGTCTCTGCTAAAAATGGTAACCCCAACACTATATTCAATGTTTTGGTAGTAGATCAAAAAACTCTTGACAATAACAACGAATTAACTTACAAAGAAGTTAAAGGATCTATTTCAGGTAATATATTAGCTGATAAAAATGTTTATCAAAATTATTTTCTTGTACTTAAAGCTGATAAAGTATGCGAAGTAGAAGTTGAATTAATGAAAAAAAATTTACCTAAAACACCAGAAAATGTAATATCTCAACCCCAATCAGTACAACCACAACAACCTCTTCTTACTTCACCACCTAAAAAGAAAAAAAGTAATTTTATTAAATATATTTTAGTGGCTATTATAATTATTGGTGGCCTATTCCTACTTTGGTGGCTATACAAAAGAAAAAAAGGAAATACAAAAAATACACCCAATTCTGCTTCGCCAGAAATTATACAACAAAGTATAAACGGAGATCTACCTAAAAGAGATCATTCAGCATCAGAAGATGACGTGAAATTAGATTTTCATGAAAATAAACACGATACTACTAACACACACGAAAAACATACCAATGTTACTTCATATGGATTCTCTCAACCTAAAATAACATCAGAAAATTTAGCACCAGACTCTAATAATGACCTATTAGCTCGCCTAAAAAAATACGTTGAATAAAAAACAAATCATCATATCAACTCTATATAAAGACCTGAAGGTATAAATCAATAAATATGTCATCATTACAAGAAATTATTCTAGGCAGTATTAATAACCTTCAAACGGACGGTGATTTCAGAGGAGCTGTACAATCTATTATCAACTCCACAGTTGGACAAGGAAAATGGCACCCCTTAGTTGACCTTATTGACACTAAAGATAAAGTTATAATTTACGTAGAACTACCCGGTGTAGAAAGAACAGATATAGATTTAGAATTTTACACTAATACCCTCTCTATTAAAGGAAAAAAGAAAAAACAATACAATCTAAGGGCTTGTAAAAAAGAAATTACCTACGGTGTATTTAATAGACAAATACAAATACCTATCTCTGTTACTAAACAAGAAAATGTACAAGTAGACTTCAAAAAAGGATTGCTACAAATCTCTATCAGTAAATCTAACCAAGAAAATATACTCAAAATTGAAGTACCTGATAGTTCTTCAGAATAATATAAAAAAAAAGAAAATAATTACTATATGTATCTTAAAATTGAGATACATATAATACAAAGGAAAAGGATGCCCATCAGAAAAGAAATTATTTATCCTGTACTACTAGAATGCTGCGAATTTGCACCCGATAAATTCTGGAAAAATATATTCGAAGACCTAGCCTACGGAAAAACCCCCTACGGTACCTACATTAGTAAAAATTTTCTTTGCTGTAGCTACAAAGATAAAGGATTTAGCTACAAAATAGAAAGAAAAAATCCCAGACAACTATTCAAGGATATATATGATCTACTAACCAAAAAACTAGGAATTCTATCCTTTAAAGAACGACAAAATAAACGTATCAATTTCCACAAAACTGAAGAAAGAATTAAAAAATTTAGACAAGATTGGGGAAACATTAGAAAAAAAAGTATCAAAGATCTTCTCATAGAAAGATTTGTTGTTGATATGAAAATTAAACACTCACTACCCATCAAAAAAGCTAAACAACTTCTATCTATGATATTTATCGCTATTGTATTCAAAGTCATCACCACCAAAGATATTCATTATTCTGACGGAAAAATAAAATACATTGATGGCATTGAATTCTCAACAAAAAATTTTAAAATTACTAGAGACATCTACGACGTTGATATAACCTCGTCAGTAGAAACCATAGAAACACCCAAAAAAGACCTCAAAATACTATGGGAAAGATACCTAACATCCTTAAGAAAAAAATAATCACAACTTTATCATATCACCCACCGACGTAGCCTTAGCTCCCCTACTTATCAAACGAATTATCTTTGAACAAAAATCACTCTCACGACCATTTGCATACTTGTGGATCGCCTTAGCTGCCTCCAGAAAATCAAAATCACTATTATCCATCTCCTCCTCACTAAACTTCTTAGCCAACTTCTCATAATGATCCTGACACAACTTGAAACTACGATCCTTCAGTGCATCACACAACTTCATCATCATCTTGCGAAACCCTGGATCTTCCACTATATCACCCTCCTCATTCTTATACTTTATCTTATTACGAGATACATCCACACACACTATTCGATCCTTAAAAGGAAACTCCAACGCGTACTCCGCATAACCCTCCGGACCCTTCACATGGTGATCCAAAGTCAATAAAGGAACACTCTCTTCTATTCGCTTACTGTCAATATGAGGCATATTCTTGATGTAATTGTTTATCTGAATAGTCTTATTACTTGTTGTGTGGTGGGTTGGCCTTTTTACTGCTGTTAAAGATAATTCATGGTATTTTCCTTCCAATCTTAGAATAATTTCATCTTTTTCTAAAATGATTTCTTGTAAATTTTTTATTTTCTGTTTACATAATTGTAATTCAGAATTTTCATATTGTAACTTTTTTATTAAAGATTTTGGAGAACAAATATATTCATGCCTTTTCAAATCTTTTTTAGTTCTAAATTTTTTATTACAGTCTTTGCAAGAAAATTTATAGTCAGGTTTTTTACCTTGAATTTTTAAACAATATTTGGCTGTTTTTTGATGAGCATTAAGATTTTGCTTATTAGAAAAAGTATTTTTACAAAATGGGCATTGCATTTTTATATTAATAATTAAATAAGCTTTAAATCTCTAATGAATTTTTTTTGCCCATTAGAGATTTCCAAAAATTTTCCAATAATTACCAATTATAATTAATTGGTTTTAAGGCCTCCGACCTTGATTTTCGGACTTTTGAAAAAAAAATCGGTCGGTCACAAATTTTGTGTGGTAGCCTATTTTGATTTTGGAGAAATTTGGATTTTTGGATAATTACATTTTTGATGGAAATAAACTATTTTTGAAAATATTTAGATTTTTAGAAATTTTCAAAAAAATCTAAATTATAAAAAGTATTTTTAGAAATTTTCAAAAAAATCTAAATTATAAAAAGTATTTTAGAAATATATCATGATGCGTAACTTATGTGCATCATGCGGTTAATAGCGCATTTAAAAAATTAAACTTTTAATATAAATGGAATGTAAATTTTGTCATAAAACATTTTCTTCAAAAAGTAATCTTAATGCTCACCAAAAAAAGTCCAAATACTGCTTAAAAATTCAAGGAATAGATCCTAATTATGAACACGATTGTAAAAATTGTGGTAAAAAATTTCCTACATCTAATGGGTTAAAAAGACACCTTAAAATATGTGTAAAGAATAATATTCTTTTAGAAAGATATAACAATTTGAAGGAAACAACAAATTCGTATTCTCAAGAAATAATAAAATTAAAAAGTCAGCTCGTCGAGAAGGATAGATATTTTGAGATATTAAGAAACGACTATAAAGAACTAGTTGATAAATATGTGACTAATGCACAGGAAAGGGTAAAATTATTGACAAAGAAATATGTAAGAAAGCAGCCTAGGATGAAATTTAGTGAGAGAAATGTTATTTATATCTTAACTACAGCTTTGTTAAAAAAAGAAAGGCGTTATATTCTAGGGAAGGCTGAAAATTTGACTAATAGGTTATCTACCTATAATAAATCTGATGAGCACGAGGTCGTTTATTATAAGTCTTGTGGTGATAAGGAGAGTATGAAGATTGTTGAGAATATGGTTTTTCGTACTTTGGATAAATATAGAGAAAGAGCTAATAGAGAGAGATTTATTCTTCCTGAGGATGAAGAAATCAAATTATTTTGTGATAGTATTAATAAATGTATAGATTTTTTTTAGGTACATTTACATGCTTTTCCCGACCAGATTCCCCATGTTTCTACTGGGTTAAGGTGAGTACCTAGCGACAACTTTCCTCCATTTATCACGTTTTCTTTAGTTGTAGTACTACCTTTATTACTAGTTTCGTCACCGATATAGATTCCGTTACCTTGTATAGAAACTGTACCAGTACCAACTTTTCCTATATTTAGACGATTATGAGTTTATAGGGATTTTTAACTAAGTTTATTATTGCTATAGGATGAGAAATATTATGATAATTATTCCAATATTTGGTCCTATAAAATTACTTAGTTTTATATAATTATTTATTAAAAAATTATATAAATAATCTTTTAATAAATTTCAAGCAGAAGCAGGAGAATAAATATATTTATCTATTGATTAGTTAAAAATCTAGCATATCTGATTACATCAGGTTTTTTTATCCCAGAATCCTTGGGTAATTTTGGAAGAACTTTATTAAAGACTTGTTTAAGTAGTGGTTCATTTATTTTTCTTCCACCTTGTGTTATGTAGAATCCGAGAATATAAGCAGTAGGATTAAGATATTTAATTTTTTTTAAATTGTTAGCTAATTTACACATATTGTTACGTTCTACTCTACTTATGTCTAGTATATTGTCTTCTGTTAAAGAGTGGGAGATAGCTCCAACGTATTGTTTAAATTTGTCTCTTGGATCTGCGGTTATATAGGCTAATTTTTTAGCTAGAGCACTCATGTTATCATTTCCTGCTAGTCCAGGGATAGTACCACATTCATCAACTTCGCTAGTTCTTAGAAAATCATCATAGCCTGGATTATTTAAATTATCAATATCATCGTACACGTAATCGAATTTTTCATCATCATCTAGTGGATGTAAATTATATTTATTAAATTGGTCCATGTTATAATCTTTTATATTTATTTTGGTTTAAAAAATATTTAAGCTATAAAAAAATATAAAAGAAGATTATAAATGGAAAAATTAAGTGCTTCATTGAAAGCTGAAATAATGGATCGACCTACTAAAACATTTGTTAAGACTACTACTACTACTTTACCAACTTGGGAAACTAAAATTCCAAAAAATCCTATTAAACGAAGATTAAATGTTACTATTCCTAAAATTTTTGATGGAAGAAAAGTGTGGAAGAATATGTTATCACCTGTGAAAAATCAAGGGTCGTGCGGGGCTTGTTGGAGTTTCGCATCTACAAGTACTTTAGCTGATAGATTTAATATATTATCTCGAGGTTTTTTACATGTTGATTTATCAGCTGCTAAATTAATTTTATGCGATCAATTAGGAAAAGAATTTGATGTAGTCCACCCTGAAAAAAATCGTCGACTAACGGAACTTATACAAAGGGAACAGCTTTCTAATACAGCTTGTTATGGTAGTTCATTAGGGGATGCGTGGAGGTATTTGTATTTGATAGGAACAAATACAGAGAAATGTATACCCTATCAAAAAAATTATGGAAGGTTTCGACAGGTAAAATATCTCAAAGATTTTACATCTCCTGCGAGTCTTCCTAGTTGTGTTGAAGTTTCGGGAATATTTGGCGATATGTGTAGTAATTTTTCTTATGATATTTCGTCAGGAGAAGAATTAGGTACTCCTGCTCGATTTTATCGTTGTGAACATTTTTATTCAATTGCGGGAATTAAACAAGATGGTGGTTCTGAATATAATATACGTCATAATATATATCTTCTTGGACCCGTATCTAGTGCTATGGTTATTTATCCTGATTTTTACACATTTGATGCAAAAAATAATATATATAAATGGGACGGAAAAGGTCCTGTGGTAGGTGGTCATGCTATAGAAATAGTAGGATGGGGTGAAGAAAAAAATATAAAATACTGGATAATAAAAAATTCTTGGGGGGTTGAATGGGGTGATGAGGGGTATTTTAAGATGGTACGAGGGGAAAATAATTGTGAAATAGAAAGAAATATTTTTACTGGTATACCAGATTTTTTTACCCGGGGAGGATTGCCTAATTTATATGAGTGGGGAGATTCAAAATTTCAATCTCAAATGTCATGGGTAGAAGATGATGTTAGTGCTACAGCGGGAGGTATAGATCCTGAAACAGGGTATACTCGAAGAATTATGGATATATTTCCTGGATTAAATTATACTAGGCCTTTACCACTTAAAAATATTCCTGATTTTAAAACATTTATTGCTGGTAAAGAATCTGCATCATTAAATCAAGTACAATCAGTAAATAAAAATACACAAAATAATAAACTTTTTTCAGTATTTTTGATTGTCCTAATAATTTTATTTTCTTTAGTTATTATTTTTATTATTATCTTATTTATGAGGAAAAATACAGGTATAAAAGTATGAGCATAAAAAAATATATAGAAGCGAAATGTACGTTAGTATTTAATGTAAGCAATATTGCCTATCATCATATGAAAGATAAAATATCGTTTAATGATTTTACTCAAATTCTGGAACAAAGAAGCGGTGGAAATATTAAAGTAACTCGTTGTTATTGGAATAAAGATACAATTTTAGATGTAAAAGAACGGATCTATCCTTCAATGATATATGAAATGAAGATAGACCCGTTCAATATAATAAAAAATAATTATAACAAGTTTGTTGCTGAAGTATTTAAACTTATTCAAAATAAACGTGATGATATAATTCTTCAAAAATTACATGAAGAAATAAAAAAGGGGTTTGAAGAAAAATTAAAAGAACAAGTTTATAGTTCCCTAGATATTACCCTCAAAAGTATAACTTTAACAAAAACTTAATATTTTCTTGTATTTTCTTATATAAAAATATATAAGAAAAAGAAATTTTTAACTCTATCAGACAAGGCATGGATTTATACACTTATTAATCCTCCTGTAGTTGAACCACTATTCCAACTTTGACTGGTTAAAGAAGAGGGTGATATATCACCGTTATCAGTACTGTTGGCCCAGTCTTTAGCCCAAGGAAATGTAGCGGCATTAGTTAATTTTTCTCCATGATTATATATTAATTCCCAGTTAGATCTAACTGGTTTACAAGCGTTAGAACATTTTTCTACAAGAAGGACTTCGTTTATACCACCCCAATCTTGTGAGCCTCCATTGTAAGGATGTCCTGAACATGATAAAATAGAATCTTTAGAAATATAACATTTGGTATGATTTCTTTGAGATTTATTACTTTTATCAGGATTATTACTACCATCATTACTTAATTTTGTTTTGACAGTATTATTACCACCATTTAAAGTAACTTGTTTCTTTTGAGCTAAATAAAGACGGGCGTTATATCCGTCTGAAGAAATATCTTTAAATTGTTTAAAATAAGTGTTGGTACCACTAGCACCCGGGCTAAGATTTCTCCATTGCCCTCTTAATAGATGAATTTTTCCATTATTATGAAGAAAATCGATAATATTTTGAATGCAGTTAGGATCACCATATTGATACCATCTTTTAGAATTAATTACACCATTATTTTTATACTGAATACTAGTTTGTATACTATCACCCCATGCGGAAAGCCCCCCGGTATTTCCTGTGGGACAGTTTAATATACAAGCTTGTAATGTATCATCAAAAGATGAATACATTGAAACATATATACTTTTATTATTCTTGTCTTCCCCGGCATCCTTCCAAAATTTATACATAAGACCTCCTAACCACAGTCCTCCAGGTGCCCACGGTACTCGAGCTGCACAATCATAATTTACACCGTTATCTTTATAACATTTATTACTAGGTATGTTTTGACTATTTGAATCCTTACCAAAACACACACTACCTACATCATTATCTTGTAAAGTATCACAAACTTCGACGCATTTATAACAAGGGCAATCAGTAGTGCATAGATAATCAGTAGATCCTGTAGCCGTTTGACATTTCGAGGACTTTGCAGAATAACAATGAGGTCTGTCGCCGTAAGGTTTATTACCGCAAAATTTATCCTTAGATGTGGGTGAAGTAATTCTTCCACATCTTTGGCACTGTCCGGGGTCTCCTCCAGGAGGACATAATTTATCTCCTGGGTATGCACAATATCCTGACACACAATTTCCATCATCTCCACAATCTGTTGAGCTACTACAAGATTCACCAATTTTATTATCATCAAAATATTCCACAGCAGCTCCACCACAATTTTGAGGCATTGCAGAAGCACTAAGAACTCTCCAAGCTAAAGGAGGGGCGGGATTAGATTTATATACCGGGGTATAAGGATACAAAAATTGCTGTGTATTGCTTACACACGATAATGCAGGCCAAATAGTTTTAAATTTACTATTATTATAAGAACCATCTTGAACGTTACGTTCAAGCATAGATGATTGACTTTCCCATGGAGTTGGGTTAGGATAAGTATTGGTATTTTGACGTAAAGGACCTGGGGGAGGACCAAAACCTATAGATAATGTTGCTCCAAGGTCAGCACTTATATAGGTTTTAGATCCTTGTTGTGTAATAGAATATAGTTCGACAGTTCCTCCATATGGAGGAAATAGTAATTGGTCATTACTATTATCTATTTTATTCTGATTTATTAATTCTAGTAATTTATTAAAAATTGGAGATGCATTACTACCAGGAGATGTAAATGTAGCTGGAGGTGCTAAAGATGCTGGACAAAAAACGCTCATAGTTGTTAACCAATAATAATTCCATATAATATCTGATTGAATAATATCAGAATTTAAGTTTGCTGTTACTACAAAACCAGACTCTTTTTGTCCTGTTGTAAGTCCACTAATACCTGAACTTCCTCCAGTAAAATTCCAAGATCCTTTAAATGTTGAACCTATTTGTTTAGAAGGTAAATAAAAAGTTGTCATATGTCTATGATTGTGAAATGGTGAATTTCGAGATGTTCCTGTCCCAGGATTTAATATAGTAGCAGCTTCATCTAAAATATAAAAATTATTACACTCTTTTAATTTTGAAATAATAGCATTTGTATCTGGACAATATTTATTATTCTGTCCAGGAGAGTATGTAGGACATCCATATGGATACTTATCAGCATATTTTCCATTCTCAACTGTTTTGCAAGGGTCTCTACTATTACCTATACAACCATTCCCACTTGGACTCCAAGATTGACCAGTTTTACTTGATAATAAAGGATACCCGCTTATTTCCCATCTATCTACTACTAATATAACATTTACACCGCTTGTACATTTTTGTTGTAAAGTATTTTGTGTTTGTCCATCCATAGAAATAAAATCTCCACCAATAAGTATAAAATCACCCGATTTACATTGATTTAACGTAGCTGAAAACCATTGTAATATACCATCTAATACAGGAGGAGATGAAATCTGAGCATTATCTGTGAACTGAGTTGGATCATATTCAACTGATACATAATTCAATAAAACACCAGTCGAAGGTATGTCAGAATTTTTATAAATTTGTACAGAATTAAAAGGATTGTTAGTTATAGCATTTTTAAGTTTGGTACTGGAAACATTTAATTGTGTAGGTCCAGGGGTAGGACTAGGTCCAGGGGTAGGACCAGGAGTAGGACCAGGAGTAGGACCAGGAGTAGGACCAGGAGTAGGACCAGGAGTAGGACCAGGAGTAGGACCAGAATGGGGGCTAGGAGTAGTTCCCGGGGTTTTATCTTCTAGAAAAAAGAATCCAATTGATAATCCTACCATACATATACCGGTAATTAATATAATAATTATATCTTTTTTCATTGAGTATTTCCCCAAAATAAATAGTAAAGTTATTATAATAGCAACAGATAATATTACATATATGGATATTAAAATATTCCTATTCATGTTATTATTTTATATTTCTAATTATAAATAAAAGATGATAAAAATAATTATTATTTATACCGGAAAATCTTCTACAGGCAGTACAGCAACGCTAGCCAATTGGATAAAAGAAGGTGCATCCTCTGTATCTAATACAAATGTTATCATAAAAAGAGCAGATGAGGTACAATTAGAAGATATATCTTCTGCTGATGGAATAATTTGTGGTTCCGGAGATTATAATGGAAATCCAGAACCAGATATGATAAATTTTTTTGATAATATTCTTAAAGCTGGATCAGGTAGTCATTTAAATAATCTTAAAACTTTACCGTTTGGAGTTTTTGCTACCAGTGGTGGCTATTCTACGGGAGTTCAAGAAGTACTAAATAGTATGGTTCGCTCTTTAATGACATTTGGTGCTATATTTGTTGGTGGAGGTAATTGGCATGTAAGTCAAGGAATTGCGGGAATGACTTATTTAGATAAAAAAACTAATAAATGGGATTGGGTTGATAAAACAGGTCTTCAAAAATATTTAAAAGAAGATGCTTGTAGTTACGGTCGTAGAATAGCATTAGCTGCTGGATCGGTATCCCCTGGAATGACTAAATTAGATAAACAGAATCCAAATATATGTGTTCATCCTAAACCTAAACCTCAACCTAAACCTCAACCTCATCATAAATCTGATTCATTATCTTCTGATGCAAAAATTAATATTTCCTTGTTAGTTATAGGCCTTATAATTTTAATTTCTTTAGCTGTTATTTGGGGTACTTACGATCTACTTAAGGTTGGAATTATTATATCATGTGTTATAGGAATTTCATGTCTAATTGCATTTGTTTTATCTCATAAAGATGTGAAGAAAAGACGTAATACGGCTCTTACAGGTTTGATATCTACTCTTTTTATAATAATTGTAATTTTTGTTTTATCCGGGTATAAAAATGATATGATGAAATTAGACGGGGCTAAAACATTAGTAGGAGTAAGTTTTATTACACTTTTATCCTTTTTTGGATCAATATTACTAATATCTAAAAGTAAATCAAGTTCTAAACCATCTCATGGTCCTACCCCTAGTCCCCATTCTGGTCCTACCCCTAGTCCCCATCCTCCTCATTATACAGGAATATTAATTCCTCAAGATTTAGATACCACACTTAAGAGTGATGGTATTAAAAAATACTGTCAACAAAATTATCCATTATTATCTAATTATCATAAAGACTTTTGGAAAAGTCTCGATTTCTTTTGGAATCTTTCTTGTGCACGAACAAAAGAAAATTATGAAGCTAATGATCCGCAGTGTTCTGTTACCACTTACGTAGATTGTATGCCTAATTATAAAAAGGATGATTTAAAAGGAGACTGTCAAAGAGCAGGTTGTTGTTATAATAAAAGTAGGTACCACCCTTGGTGCTATCAGCCAAAAAATTATCCCCCTCCATCCCCTGCTCCAGAAAAAGGAGATCTTTATATTCCATACAGCGCGTCCACCTCCTCAGATGGTGATATTGATACAACAAATGCTAATATAATTTTTCGTTATATAGTAAACGCATTTTTAGGTTCTAAAAAGGAAAATAGTAAAAGTTGGTTAACATATACTCCTGATCCATCTAAAGCTAATGGTGAAAAAGCAGGGTTTACATATTCAGAAAATGTAAATGGACCGGGAAAAAATTTGACTCTTTCTATTCCATTATATGATATTACTTTATTACCTCTGTGCAGTTTTGATATTTATGGAAGAGGTTCTGAAATAAATGGTGTAGTAATTAACAGATACCCTGAAGGGCATGAAAGATTTAATACAGAATCATATGCTTTAACTGGAACAGCTAATAGTGTTAAAACTTCATTAGTCATTCCAGGAGTAGATCTAGTTAATATAAGTGAAGGATTTAAAGATAATAGTTTAGTTGAAATACTTCATTGTGACACCCATTCTACAGGACCAATAAGTAGTACTAATTCTATCAATTCATGTGATTTACTAGCTAGTAAATGCCCAGGACATGGGCCTCCTGGAATAGGAAACGGGAAATGGTTATATTATGGACGAGGAAGTGGTATTTGGACTAATTTAGGTAAAACACAAGTATTCAGAAATAAGGTACATTCAGTAATGGGATGTATTAATTTATGGGATGGAAAAGATAAAAGAGATAATAGCCAATATGTAAGTGATGAGTACAAAGGTACTCTTCAGGGTCAATTTAAAGATCATACAGATTTAGCAACTTGGCAAAAATTCGCTAAAGATGAAGATGGTAAAGTTCGACTTGCATTAAAAACCATCTTAACAGGTCCTTGTCTTAGTACTGGGTATAAGAAACCCAGTACTGCTGTCATAAACGGGTTTGGTGATAACCAAGGATCCTGTACTTCATCAGACTTTTTAAACTTAGGGTCATCTAGTTCTTATACAGGTCCATGCACTGTTAGCCCAAAGGTATATTATTGTAAACAACCGGGCCCGAATGATGTTCCTATGTGGTGGTTTCATGACCCTGATAGTCAAACCCAGATGGATTGGGGGGCATTATCTCCTCTAGCTCCTAATACTATGACATCTCAATCAGAAAAATTAGGATGGTTATTGTGGGCGTGTGTAAATGGGTATGACTTTTATAATAATCCTAATAACTATAAGTGGTCTGATCAAATTCAGAAAAAATTTTGTTATACTCAACAACAATCTCATTATGCAAATAATTTACTTTCTAACATGAGTAATAGTGGATATAGCACTGATGATGTTATAATTTCTTATGCTAATTACAATTTGCTGGATTCAGTTCAACTTACTACTAGTTGTATTACAGGAAATCAGGTAGGATTTGAAATTTTAGTATTTACAGGTAGTTATGGTTCTAAAACCAATGATAAAAATTCTAAATGGATATGTGATAAAGTAAATGCAAGTACTCAATGTGTAGGAACTTCGGGCGAAAAGGAAGCATGGATAGATACAGATACTACTACATATTTAAATATTGATCCTACTAATCCAACCGGTAAACAGGTTACATGTTCCGCGGTAAAAAATAATGATAATGGTTATTATCTTAACTGTAATACGGGTAAAGACCAATATGTAAATTATGGAAATCCATATGGATTTCCAATGGTATCTAAAGATAGTATAATATCTTCTTGTAACTAAATTTAATTTTGAAGATTTTGCAACAAAAATTCTTCTTGATTAATAAATGAATAGATCACGAATAAAAAAATATCCTTATTCTAAAGGATTTCTTTTTTATTTAAATAAAAAATCACGTGGTCGAAGAATAACTGGATCATTGGTGCGGAAATATCCAAAAGCTTTTAGTCCTAAATTAAGAAGAAAATATATTTCTAAAAAACCAAAATCTAAATCGCGTAGAAGAAGAGTAAAATTGCGCATGCAAAGTTGTGATAATAATCCTCTGGTAAAAATACCTCAAAAATTAGTTTTTCAAAAAGCTCAAGAAATATTAAAACTTCAAAAAAGACGTTCATCAATAATTAAAAGGGAAATAAAGATCTGTTGGGGGATGAATGAAGGTGATAGAAAAAGTTCTTGTAATACTAAATTAGCTAATATTCTTAAAAGAATTATGAGAAACATTCAAAATATCATGTCATCTGGTTCACAAAATATACAAGACTTAATGAATATTTTATCAACTATCCCCAGAGAGACAAAATTACGTAAATTAATGTCTTACATTGATCTAGGAGTAAGAATTCCGTCATATGGAGATATTGCTCCTATAACAGTATTAATTAATCTTATTGTCTTCGGTGCAACATTGGCTAATGATTGGCAATATTATTTGCTTACTCCAATAGGTCTAAAGTTATTAGCAGGTGTTATTAATGGTGTAAGAAAAGATAGAGAAGAATTTATTGGCTTTCTAATTCATGCCCACATCAATGGTGTTAATTCAACTGATGTATTTAGCTTCATTCCACAATATATAGACATATGTAACCCTGAAGAATATTTAGGATTAGTAATTAATAAGGGGTCGAGACGATTAGTCTACACTCTTATCATAAAAGGTGGAGCTACTAAATTGATATTAGATCAGCTTAAAATTATGCATAATACTCGTTAAATCCATCCTTTCCATCCATTTTGACAACATTGTTTGAATTCTACTACCCCGGGCATAAATACACAGTTAGGATGGCAATTATAATAGACAAGTCTAAATGTATTTAAAATAGCAAAAAATATAACAAAAATTATATAACATCCTAATAATATTGCAACTTCTTCTCTAGATATTCTACGTCTATCATCAAATAAGAAATTAATAAAAAATTTCAATCCGAAAGGGTATAATGCTATAACAAAAGCAGCCATAAAAGAATTGAAAATAATAAGGGATATATTTTGGTAACTGTATTCGTCCATTGAATTTATAATTATAAATTACAGTATTCTGGAAATCAATTTATTTTTCTAAAAATAAATTGAGTAATTTAGAGACTGATGCTACTTATATAAATAAATAAAATGTTAAAAAACTTGACTAATAAATTAAAAACAAAAAAGGCTAAAGAGTGCTTAGAAAAATGTGATATAAAATCTATTAACTATTTGACAATGGAAGGATTTAATTGTTACGCTAAATGTATTTCTTGTTATGATGGAGATACAGTACAAGTAGTAGCACCATTTAGAGATACTAAGAGATTGTTTAAATTTAAATGCCGTCTATTAGGTATAAATACGCCTGAGTTACGTACTAAAGATTTAGAGGAAAAAAAGAAGGGTTATGAGGCAAGGGATTTTCTTCGAAATAAAATTTTAGATAAAATCATATGGGTAGAGTTTAGTAAACCTGACAAATATGGACGAGATTTGTGCCAGCTTTTTGACGATGAAGATAAAAAGATAAACTTTAATCAATTAATGATAGATGAAGGTCTAGCGATGTCTTACGATGGAAAAGGTAAGAAAAATTGGAAATAATAAGGGAAGATTAATTATATTTTTATAAAAATATATATTTTTATAAATTTTATTTTTTATCCTTTTTTGTTGTATAAAAAAGGTGCAAAAGCAGTATAAGTTACCCCGTCAATACCAACTCGATCTTCCCAACCCCATTTAGCTTTTATACATAACTTTTTAACACAATTATTTATTTGTGTCTGAGATTTGCTATAAAATATTTTTTTATTAAATATTTCTCCAGCAGCTTTAAATAAGTCTTCAAAAGAATAAGAACATGTTGACATTTTTAATTTAATTTCGATTTATGTATTATTAACAAAATATCATTTATTATAGAGGTAGTACCAACGATGCGCGTTAGAAGCTATACAAAATCAAAAAGATGAAAATAAAGCCAAAGAAATAAGAGTAAAGTATCTAGAAAAGAAATATTTAAAAAACAATACATACATGCTAATAAAAAATTCAA